TTGAGATATCGTTTTCATGTGGAGAATGTTAACCATGTTTTGTGGAAAGCGTCAAGTTTAAAGCAAAAAAAGGGGGTCAGCGCAAGCCAACCCCCAAAAGGCAACTGACGGAAAACCCGCCGTTGTTGAGTTTACAACAATATTTATTTAATATTTGATGATGAGTTCATCAATGGTGTTATGATTTATACATCAACAACCAAGTAGGAGATTTCAAATGAGAGTTACACACCTTAATAAATCTGGTACAGGATGGTCATCAAAGACAGCTTGTGGACGCAATTTGTTGCGTACTCCAATCTCAACTAACTGGTCTGACTTCAAACATGAGCCTGTCCAGTTTCGTTGCATCAAATGCGTTACCAGCAAGCAATTTGAATTCAACGCAAAAATGGATGCTCGTAAAGCAGCTTAATCAACCACAGGGGCTTCGGCCCCAACTTTAAGGAGACAACATGAAACAAACCACCACTATCACCGCGATCATTGCCAACAACGCATGGCTATTGCGTTTGGTTGATGGGCCTTACATGAGCCTTGAACAAATCCAACAACACTTCCCTGATGCAAAACACCATCTTTCTTTTTTCAAGGAGCATGGCGATGCTTGCGTTCAATATGTTATTCGTGGCAAGGACACAATGAAGTATGACCTCAAGCAGCATCAGCAATTTCAACTTTAAGGAGACAACATGAACCACACCCAGCACCCCTACATGGAAGAGCAAGCAAGGCGCTTACATCGCCGCGCCGACTCTGCCCTTGACTTCCTTGTGGCCGTCATCATCGGCATTGGCTTGGCCGTACTGCTGGCCGCATGGTGGTCATCTTGACCGATCTCCAAGACTTCTGCCAAGAACCGCGCAGCATGACCGAGCTGGAGGATGGCGGCTTTGAGCGCGTCAAGGTCTACTCAGCCGTCAAGCGCGGTGACTTAAAGAATGTCAATGCTGTAGACGCATGGGGTCGCAAGCAGCGCGGTAAGGGCTTATTTGTGTCTACCATCACACCGATACCCTACAACGCCACGCTGTTGGTCCATGCTTGGTCAACCCCTCATCAACCCCAAGGAGATACTCATGTCTAAGAAGATGCAAGACGAGATAGACGCCGAGGTGCTGCGCTTCTCACCGCCCACAGACACGGCCATTGGCGTAATGACGCGCAACGAGATGGTTCAACTCATCCGCAAGACCTTGACCGCCGGCACAGTGCTTGGATGGGCGCATGGCGAGACATTTCAACGTGAGCGTATGCAGGCCAAGATCGACCAGCTCGACTACGAGATGAAGTGCATACAAGACCGCCTCAAAGACGCTGAGATGGAGTTACTGGCGGCAGGCAAATGACAAGCAATTGGCGTCCACCAGCAGGCACGACAGTGACGCTCCCAAGTGCCTTTGCCAAAGAGCTGAAATACGCTAAACCCACTGATGTGCAGGCCACTTGGCGGCGCTTTGGATGGGTTCCACCAAGTGAGGCCAAACAATGGAAACAGCAATAATCTTTTTCCTTATGTCGCTGTTTGCAATTGCTGTTGTGCTCGGCACAATATTTGTTTTTGTGTGGGTGCTTTTAAATTTTGAGGTTGAATAATGATTGAAGAAAAACCAATACCAAGACTTAGAAAAGAAATGACTAAGAATGGCAGAGGCGTAAGCGTTAAATTAACCGAGAGTGAATACAAAGAATGGGTAAAACTTGGCAAAGGTAAGTGGCTTAGATCATTTTTAAAAGACAGTAGATTTGCAAGGGGACAAGCATGACTTGCCCACCATGTACACATGACTGTAGAGAGGGTAGAGATTGCCCATTTAGGATTGAAGCCATAACTAGAATGTGTGACGGCGCTGCCGGTATCCAACGATGCCCACACCCCCACAAATGCACTGTGAGCTGCCAAGTCAATGACGCAGAGTTACCTAAGTCAGAGCAGCCACCACAGCGCACCTAGACTCAAGGAGAAAAACACTTGAAATCTGTCAGGCTGCCACGCATCATCAATCTGCTCCAGCGCGTTGGGTGTACGGCGCCAGAGGTGGCCGCCAAGGTGTATTGCAGTGAGAGGTCGGCTCAGATACTGATCAATAAACTGCGCCAGCAAGGAGTGTGCACATCCAAGAGTGGCGCAGATCGGCCAATGTGCTGGTGGCCGTATATAGGCATGGCATAGGCACTGATGCCGTCAAGCCAAAGCCTATGACATCACAGGAGAGGCTTAAGCGCTGGCGGTCCAAAGAGTCCCTTGACGATCATGCTTTTCGCATGGCAAAGGAAAGAGCAAAGAAGTGGAAGATCAAGCGCGATCCGCTGGTGGCTGCTTTTTATGGTAATAACAGGCCAGCGGATTGAATTTACCTCGCTCTACGCATCTGAAGTGCGATGGGTTGAATTTGTTTGTAGTACGCCTCAATAGCATCGCTGGCTGCTGGATCAGCAGTAGCAATTGCTGATAACTTGGCGATCTGAGTGGTCAGAGAATTTGGATTATTGATAACAGCTCGACTAGTGTCTGACACCCATCTGATAAAGCGTGGACTCTCTAAAAGTCTTGCCGCCACATTACTTGATAAGACAAGACCAGTTAAAGCTCCTGCTCCACCAAGCAATGCTTGTGCTGCATCACCACCCATTCCACCAAAGCCTGCTCCAGTAGCACCTAACAGGGCTGATGTAACCATCTGAGCGCCGCCAGTATTTGAGACATTGACGGCCTTTCCAGCCTCACGCGCACCAGTGCTGATCTTCACCAAGTCATTGATGGCAGGAATGATATTGCGGTATCTTTCACCGCCAAACAGGACTTGCTTGGCGCTGTCGCTTAAGCCATTCCAGTTTGTCAAAAATGTATTGGCGTTGAATTCAAAACTGTCAGCACCTATGTCTGCGCCCTCTTTCGTTCCAGCTTTGGCATTTCCCAACTGCTGCCACACTGATGCCGCCAATGTGTCTCTCTCTTCTGGCTTGAAGTTACGCACCAATACTTGAAGTCTTCCCATGCCATCTTTTGTGCCTGCCATCGCATAGTTGACGGCATTCACATCAAGATTTTGATCTGCAATCTTTTGCAGTGCAGGCAAATTGACTTCACGATTAAACCTGACATATCGATCATGCAATTTCAAAGAGCGCTCTGCAATAGGGCCTGATTGCTTTGCCGCCTGAAAAATGTCAGCACTCAATGCCGCATAAAGTCTCTTCAATTCTTTGGTGTTTGAATAGCCACTGATGTCAGGCCTTTCAATATCTTTGCCAATTTGAGTCCTTAGACGGCGCAATGCATCAAATGTCACGCCACCAAAGCCTGCATTTGCATCATCAACAACACCCATAGATCGCTGAATAACTGGACTCAGCATTGGTCCTAATGTTTTTGGACTTGTAGCAATTTCAGCATTCAATTGGTTGACCAATTGAGCTGTATTGTTTGCGGCAAATCTGTTGTTTGGCCCAATGGTGTAGGCAACGACATCATCAATCTGTTCGCGTCTTACTGCAAATCTCTTTGCAGCAGCTTCGGCGCCTTTTTTAACAAACTCGCCAAGACCGCCTTTTTCTGTGAATGGTGGTGTAGGTATAACGCTTGGAGTTTTGCCAACTTGAGAAATATCTTCAGCAATATTTCTTGCAGCAGTCCCCATCTGCTCTTGCATCAATTCATACTTTGGTGCAATGACTTGAGCGCCGCCAGGTGTCTGCGCCAAGCCAGCCTCTAGACGCTGTACAGCAGGGCTTTGCGTAGCAACGCCAGCAGGCAACTTAATGCCAAGCCTTGCCGCCGCCTGCGGTATACCTTGGCGCAGTCCCATCAGTTGCTGTTGAATTGGAGACAAGAGATATGGAGAATACTGCTCCATGAGCTGACCACCACGCTGACCAACGGCATTCAACAAAATATCTTTTGTGACGCCTGTAGCCTGCTCTGCACCGCCCCTAGTCTCTACAGTTGGGCCGCCATACTGCATACCCATCTCGTACAGCTTTTTGAATGCAGCACCACCAGCTCCAGCGCCGCCAACCATTGCTGGCGGTCCAAATGGAAACATAAGAGCAGCACCAGTACCAGCGCCAACAAACTCTGCAATCTCAGGCAAAGCGCCGGCCACATCACCCATTGTTGGCAAAGGCACGCCAAAGAATACAGGATTCTTTTCATTCATCAATGTTGTTCGTCCAGTTTTTGGATCGGTATAGATGAAGTTTTCTTTGTCGTATGGTTGCGCGTCAGGAAAGAATTGTTTGAGCGTTGCAAGTTTGTCTTGCATGGTAGTGGCAGAGCCAACAGCAGCTCTCACACCAAGTGGTGCGCCAGTAGTCATCTCAATCTGTTTTTCGCTTGGCGCTGGAATCTGTAAAGATCGAATGTAATCAGCAAGCGACTGCGCCGCCTTGGTATCACCAGCAGCGTCAGCAGCCTGCAAAGACTTATACAGATCATCAATTGTTGGGTCTGCCATTATTGATTCCTTGGTGGTGGGTACAGTTCCAGTAATTCTTTAATTGCTGGAGGTGGTGCAACAGTTGTAGTTCTTGGTATTGGAGCAGTAACCGAGAATGTGCTTGGCAGTTGCATAATTGGTTGACCAAACTGCAAATTATTGTTTGTAGTCTCTTGAATAATCCTATCTCTTAGCTCACCAATTTGTGCGTAGAAAGCAGATGGACCGCCAAGACCTTTAATATATGTTGACAAAGCAGTTGGACTTCCCAATTGAGCTTGCAGTCTTGGCAAATCTTCTTTGTTCAATACGCCAAGTTCTGAGGCCAGCCTTAATTTTGTCAGTAAGTCTTCATAAACAGCTTCCTGAGATGCGCCCTTTTGCCCCACGCCGCCGAGCTGCATTCCTTGCTCTCTAACCATATTTTCCATTTTGTTTAAAGATGCAACAAAATTAACGCCAGCATTAATGGATTTTCTTGCGGCAGTTATCTCTTCTGGCCTTGGAGCCATCGGCGTTGATTTAACGCCAGCAGGCAAAGGAGCAGCAGTAGCACCTTCAGTTAATGAGACAGCAGGCGTTGGCGCTTGTGCTCTTGCAGCAACTGGCGCAGTCACACCACCGACAGATGGCTGGACATTGGTTGTTGCTGGCGCTGCCGATGGTGTAGGCATACGGCCTTTGAAAGTTGGCTTTGGAAATGAGCTTGGAATTGGCGCAGGCTGTGTGTAGACAACGCGAATTGATCCATCAGGTTGAACCTGTTCAGTAGGCACTGGCTTGCTCAACTCACGATATGCCAAAGCATATTTACCGCTGCTTGGGTCTTCTTTCAACAATATGTCGTAAGCCAAGCCAGTTGTGCTGCCACCAAATGATCCTTCAGCAGTACCAAGCAATGTTGCTTGTTTTGTTGTGGTGTTGAACTGATAAGAGCCAACGCCAGGCAAACCAAGTTCGACAGCTTTCGCACCACTCACAATCTTGAACTCTTCACTAGGCGCTTGTAAGGTGCTTATCTGATTTGTCCTGTTATTAATTTGATACCTTCCGCGAGGATCAAGTCCAAGGTCGGCAGCGTCTTGACCTGTCACAGTTTCAAAGCTCTCACGCTTCATGCTTTCTTCAAAAACCTTTGGCAGTAAAGACTCAGGGTCTGATGCCACCAACAATCTTTGTTGAGGAGATAAAGAAGAAAAAATATCTTGCGGTGTTCTTTGTTTGGCTGATACTGAAACTGCTGGCAATGATGGAGGTGCGAATCCCTCAGGCATCTTCTGACCAATCAATGATGCGCGATCATTAGTCGGACCAAAAGGCAATCCACCAATAACTTGAGATTGCATTGGGGTTATGACTTCACCAGCCATTGGAAATGGTGTTTGAGGCTCTGTTGCCATAGTTGGCGCTGTTTGATCACCAAAAAGACCTTTAGTCAACATTGTTTGCAATGCTTGTTTTCGCTTGTATTCATCCAGCTTCTGCTTAGTCAGCAACTGAGCCAAAGCCCCCTGCTGAGCCTGCTGATAACCCTGCTGACCACCAGCGAGTCCAGCGCCAAGTATCTGCATGAAACTCTTTGGAGTGGTGCTGGGGGCGCTGGCCTGTGACGCTGCAATGGCTGCTTGCAGCAGAGCCTGACGATTCATCTGCTCGGTCTGCGCTGCCGTTAAATACTCTTCCAAGCCAGTAGCGCCGCCTCCACCGCCAAAGATGTCGCCAAGTAAGCCTGCAAAGTCTTGATTAGATGTCGCCATAATATTCCCTTATCCTTTTGGCTGTAACAAACTGCCAATGTAGCCGCCAGTCAAACCGCCTGACAACGCACCGCCGGCTGCGCTTGAATACAAGGGCTGGCTTGTTGAGCTACCCAAGTTGGGTATACCTATGCCTAAAGAGCCACTTGTAATAGCCAAACGCTCCATGCCGATATTACGCGCAGCGTCTAATCGAGCCTGTCTCAATGCCTGTTCGCGCATTTGAGCTTCCATCACCGCATTTGCGCCAGTCAGTCCAAGGTTTTGCTGTTGCGCCCCAAGTTGTCCAAGTTGACCAATTGCGGCCTGACGAATTCCTGCACCCTGTGCAAACGCACCCTGATTTGCCAAAGCTGCTTGTTGACGCATTGATGCGTTGTACTGAGCCATCTGATTAAGAGCAGCAGCATTTGACAAATTAGCTTGATTTGTAGCTCCAGCACCAAACTGCAAAGCCTGATTAGTTGCAGACTGATTTGACAATGATCTTTGCTGTCTGAGCTGTGCATTAGCCTGCTCAATGGTAATATCAATTCCTTGATTGGCTAACTGTGCTTGCAATGCTCTTGCTGCGTCTGTTTGACCAAGCTGCGCGGCGGTATTGAATCCTGCCTGACGCAATTGGCCGCTAGTAGTACCAGACTGACGTATTGCAGCCTCGTTGGTTAGACCTGAGACAACGGCTTGGCGTGAACCGCCAAACGCCCTAGCCCTAGTCGCCTGCTCCATATTTGCCTGCTCTTGAATTTGGCGTGTACGCTCAATGTCGGCCAACGCACCCTGCACCACTTGCTCTTCAAATGGGTTTTGATATGCGCCCATGTACTGAGAGCCAGCAACACTGCCAACATTAGCAACATTTCCTCGGTTAGCTTGTGCCGCCTCTATCTGCTGTGCTGTATAGCCTTGTGCATTTGCTAATGAAGCATCACCAGCGGTGGCTGCTTGGATTTGTTGAGGTGTAAAGCCAGCCTCAATCATTGCAAGCCTTGCAGCTTCATCAGTTGTCTGCTGACCCTTACCACCTAAACCAAGGTTTGTGACTTGGTCTTGGCCTCTCAAATAGTCAGGCGTAAACCCCTCAAACTGACGCACTCCCAAGCCTGCCGCTGTCTCTTTGGCGCGTGCAATGTTGGCTAAATACTCAGCCTTTAACTCAGGGTCAATGCTTGCAGTGGTGGTGGTTGACTTTGGAGCATTGGCAGCACCAACAGCGCCAGTTATTGCGCCAATTGCGCCGCCTACAAGACTTGGATTTTCCTTTGCAAATTTTAATAAACTAGCAGCAGTGGTGGCTGCACCAGTGGTAGCCGCACCAGGTATGGTGGCAGCAGCAGCAGCAGGTGCAGCAGCGGCTGAAGCAGCAGGCGCAGCAGCTGATCCTACTATTGTGTCCGCACCATTTATACCGCCTGGAAAAGAAGTCATGTTGCTAGCACCACCAGCAAAACTTGGCGTAACTCCTGCTGGTGCGCCTGTCATTGTCGGTATGCCCAATGTGGCCGCCCCTGCTGTAACGCCTGGCGCAAAGAAACCACCCGCACCAGCACCCGCTGGCAATGTGCTTCCCAATAATCCACCAGGCACACCAGCTCCACCAGCTGCCGCACCAGCACCCGCTGTACTAGCACCACCGCCAAATACTCCACCAAGGTTGCCAGCGGCAAAGTTAGCACCCAAGCCAGCCAAAATCAGTGGGGCAAGATCAGTACCTAACTCCTTAAATCCACCAAAGATACCATTATCTAAATTATCTACATCAACAATCCCCAAATCTATAACTTCGCCTTGTGCATTGAGTCTTGGGACAGATTGGATGTTTGGTCGGCTTGGGTCGGGAGTTAAAGCATTACCTTCTTCTAGTGTCAAAAATTGAAAATTACCTTGTGAGTCATATTTGGCAACAAGTGGGATGCCCTGATATGTTCCTTCATTTGGTAATGTGTAACCTGTAGTTTTTTGTATACCCATTCCCCCTTGTTGTACATCTGCATATTTTCTATCAAATGGTGCTGGTCTATCTGGAGGTGCGACTCTCATGTCATAAGAACCAGATGGTGCTTGATATGGCTCTGGTAACAAGCCCATTTGTCTTAATTGTCCAATACCATAAAACTCAGGCAAACCAGTTCGAGGATTAATAGTTCCAGCGCCACCCATAGCCGTTAACAATCCAGCTTCTTGAGGATTGATATGGGCAAGCATGGTGTCACCATATCTGCCCTTTGAGGCTAAATTTTTATATTGCTTATTAATATTTGGCATTTTTTAACCCTTTAAACATCTTCAATTCTATTTCGCCGCCACGATTAACGCTTACCCATTGCAACGATGTCTAGCTTGGATACGCCAACGCGCCAATCTTCCAGCACTGCGCCGGTGTACTTCACTTTGACAACGTCCCGAGAAACGCACATCAGTTGGCTGCGCCGCTGGGTATGGACCATGAGTCGTTTCAGTTGCCATTGGATAGAGTCGAGACTTAAAGCTCACCACCACCTCACCAAGCGTTTGCTCATCGGGAATGACTTGGCGTACAGACATGATGTTGTCACCCTGCCCAATCTCCAATGGTCCAGACTCGGCATACAGTACGCCTGAGTCATAGGCATAGCCCACCTCATGCTCATAGATGTAGCCGTCAGACGACACCATCAGTGGCTGCAAATAGACACCCCTGTCAACGCCTGCTGTACGCGCCAAAGAGCCAATGTTCCAGTGATTCTCGCGGTAGTTGTAGCTGACATATGAGTCAACTTCATTGCTGGCATTGGATGGGTAAAACCACCACACTTCACCATACTTTGAATTGTGTACGGCGTACACCTTAGAGACTTGGTTGTAGTTCATATTCTGAAATACATAGTCAGAGACATCGCAAGGCAAAGGCTTGACATAGCCATCAAATGTCCAAAAGCCTGATGTACTCATCCACAGCGCGGCAGTGTCAATGGCTGCTACGGCCTGCGCTGAAATCAAACCGCATCCTGATGCAGCCTTTTCAAATGAATAGACATAAGGCAGGCCAACATATGTTGCGGTATGTACATCAACATCAGTAAACAGCAAGTTGATGCCGCGCACCTTTTTGCCAGCCTTTAACGCGCCAACTGTTTGCAGCTCAAAGTCACCCGCCTGACTGGTGGCTGATGGTGTCCAGTTTGTGTCAGATTCCTGATCGCACCACTTCACTAGCCGAGGGTTGCTTGACGCACCCAAGGCAAAGATAAAGCGCTCGGCAGTAGACATCACAGCCGCGCAGCCTGTTGGAGCGTTAGTGATCACTGCCGCAATAGTTGGCGTTGCAAAATCCAACTGCCACTGATACAGCTTGCCGTCAGCATTTGAGCAGGCAATCAGATACTCGCCAAAGGTGTCTAGACTCCAAGTCGTTGCCGGCGTCACAGAGCCTGTATCTGGACGCGCCACGCCATAAGCAAAATTGCCATAGGTGGAGTACCCATAGCCGGTCTTTGTGGCAGCATCAGCTATGCCTACTGTAAAACTTGTTGGCGTGATGTCTTTGAGCACGCCAGCCTCGTTCATTGCGTACAGCTTTGAATGCGTACCGGCAGCAATCCATCTGTCACCACTGTTATCGCGCCAAGTGAGTAAGCCTCGGCATGATCCTGTCATCTGACTAGATGATCGCTTGCGCCAGCCGCCAATGGGTCTGAGAGTGTTCTCAAACCAGCGTACCAAGTTGGCGTCAAACCATCTTCCAGCAGACTGATACTCAGTGCCGTTGCGGTATACGCCTGGTGGGATTTTGAGAGGTATGAGTGCCATGGCTTAATTATGCGGTTTCTGTAGACAAATTGGACACGAATGAAAGTGTGGCAATGACTGATGGCACGACTGGCCTAGTCGGTGAGCTGCTGGCGTCAAAATGCTCAATGCTGACGCTAGTGCTTGTTGGCCGCCACATGATCTCTACATAGTCATTGGCCGACAGACTAACAAAAAAGTTCAGTGCGGCAATTAAGTGAGAGGGATCACCTGCTGATTTTCTTTGTGATAGATGAAATCTGCTGTTTGATTTGTCAATGTTTGTGCCGTTCTTGCGAAACCACACATCCACATCTTGGCCATCATTGGTGGTGTTTTTGAATTGGATACTGAATTGCAAGTTATATAAACCAGCCTGAGACACATTGAGTCTTGACGAATTCGACAAGGTCACGCCATTGCTGAAGTCGGTGGTGTCAAAGGTGATGGCGTAGGCTGTTGTCGTATTGGCCGCCACTTGATCTGTGCCGTCTTGAAACGCACCATATGGGGCGTTGATGTACTTACTACCACGCGGTCCGAGGATCGCTGCAAAAAGTGCCGTCAGCTTGGCAAAGTAGACATTCAAGCCGCCAAATGATGTAGCCAAAAAGCCTTGGTCATAGGCAGGCGTAGGCGTGCCAAGGTTTGGCTGCGCCGGTGTCGTTATCTGCTGACCAAGGTTTAGTGCCATTAGACGTTTCTTTCAAAGTGTGGACAGTCCACCAATGACTTAAAGTTACCGCCCCATCGATTCTTTGGGTGTAGGCTTTGCCAATATTCGCCAAGTGGTGCGAGTATTTCCTTGTCCCAAATGATCTTGCCGTCTTTGAAAAAATTCAGATCAATGGCGCATCGCTTTAGGTGGATGCTGTTCATTGTCTTGCTGCGGCCAGTCTTGAAGTAAATTGCCTGCTGCTCGACTGTCCTGGCTAACTCTCCACCAGTGACCATAAAACCTTGATCTGTGGCGTATTGGACTAACTTGCCCATATCCAATAGGAATGCAGCTTGTTCAGTGTTAAGGCTCATTTCTTCCTCATTTCCATGATCTTCTCAGCCGTCCTGCCTGCGAAATATGCGCCCATCACCAGCTGCCCCCATCCGGCCAGCAGATTTACGTATCCCTCGTTAGCGTTGTAACCAAAAGCCGACATGGTTGTAAAAATAAAATAGGCCAACAAAATGGCCATAAGGCATATAGGGCGTATGTTTTTGGAGAGCCAAGAGTCAGATGCCATATCCGCTGTCCAGCGGTCTGTGATGTTGTCAGCATCATTCTGTGCGGCCTTTGCCAACAGATCAAGCTCGGCCAGCTCCATCTTGGCTTTTTCAATTCCCAACTCAAGCAGTCTCTCTTCATGCTCAAACTGCAATTGGCGCAACTTGCTGACATCTTCGGGGGTTGGGTTGTCTGCAATCTTGACACCAAGCGCGTTCTCCACCACCTCTTTGCCCTTGGCCTGTATAGCGCTTGAGAGCAAACCCAAGCCGTTTTGGGCTAACGTGCCAAGTAGTGATGCAACAATTGGGATCATTCCTTTTTCTCCATCTTATTTATTAGCCGTTTCACTTGCTCTTGCTGTTGCATTGTTTCTTTCTTTGCGGCGAGGATATCTAGATACATAAACCCAATTATCGGTAGCAACAGCGCAAAGACAACAACCATTGAGATGAATGCAATTATGAAACCCATCTCGCTACTTTCATTT